TAAACTAGCTTTGCCACCGAGAATATCTGAAATAGTAGGTTTTTACTTTCAAAATCCATCTATTTCTCGTAATGATTTAGCTAAACACTTTGGTATATCAGTACAAAGAGTCAGTCAGATACTCAATAACGATAAGGTTGTTAATGCTTTCCCCATGCTGGCTAAAAGGAAGGTACGGTCATTGGTCCCTAAAGCCGTTGGCCAGTTGGAAAAACTAATGACTCAGACCGATAATCTCAATGTTCAAGAAAAAGTGGTGTCACGTATCCTAGACTCTGAAAAGGTGCTGGAGCCTCAAACCCATAACGTGGTCCATAGTATCCAAACCAAGACAATAGAAGAATTAAAGGCCATTATCGACGTTTCTAAATCCATCCCAGTAGTTACCTTGGACGCTGAAATCATAGATGCTGATAATGAAGATACTGCAGCTTGATCTCCTGTTATTGACGGGGTTGTGCCTCTTTTTCAACCTCTTTGCTTTTATCCTGATAAACAAAGAAAGAATAAACGGATGGATAAATCAATACAAATCAAAGAAGAACATTAATAGGATGTTAACAGAGGTGTTAGAAAAAGGTAGAAAATATTGATTATACGTAGTGTTTTGGTGTTTTCTAAGGTTCCTATTTCACTCACTTTTCGTAAATTTTTTGAAAATTCATGCACTTTTCAGAAATTTAGGTATAAAACTAGGTATAATTCTGGATTCTCAGACGATAGAACACACGCTTAATAGGGGTTAGTTCTCTTTGACTCAGAAGTAAACAAAATCTAGCAGTAAAATGTAGCAGTTTTGATATAGGTCTAGTGGCCCAGGGTACGGCACGGTATCCCCCCTATAGGTATATATTTAAAGGGAACCTTACGACTTAATCTAACTACTACATTAATCATATCTAAAAATCAATCAGTTTTTTCGTTCAGTAAGTGTACCGTCTAAGCTATTTAAATCAATACGTAAAGTAGAGGTGTTTTAGATGATGTTTAAAAGAAAGAGTACCCTTCAGAAAATGAAGCAATCAAAGCCCCCTAAACTGGGTGGGGGATTAGGTACTGCTGCCCCGGCCAACATCGCAAAGGCCCTTGGTGTTTCCCCGGGATTGCCGGTACATCCCCAAATGCTAATGAAGCTGTTTAATCATCCTGATATGGGTGTTAGCCGTACAGCGAAAGCCTTATACGGCAATATGTCACAGAAGAAAGTAAAACAGTCCAAGCAACCCTACTGATACGTTAAAACATATCTAAATATAGAGGTTTTGATATATGCACATCGAAGGCACTAAGATACCCAAGGCATTTCATGTGAAGAAAGGAGCCTTGCACAAACAGCTCGGTATTTCGCAGAAAAAGCACATTCCTGTCAGTACCTTGGAGAAATTGAAGCACAGCAGCAATGCACTGACCAGGAAACGCGCAAACTTCGCGCTAAATGCACGCAAGTGGAACCACAAGGGATAAAAGACGTATTTGAGGAATTAATGGGGCATTTCGGCCCCTGGAGCCCTTTAAACCATGCCCTATAGCATACAGAGATCAGGTAAAGGCTACAAAGTAGTTTCCACCCTCACTGGAAAGACCCACAGCAAGAAAGCTCTGAGTCTCGCTAAGGCGCATGCCCAAATGAGGGCTATGTATGCCAATATGCCCGCCTCAGAGAAGGCTACGATAAGGAAATGAATGATAGAGAAGATTAAGCACTATTTGACGGTTTTGGATCTACCTAGTGGGGTGATTATGGGTATTGCCACCATCACCATGATAGGGTTGATGATTGCAGCCTTTTGCTTGAAAAGACCCATAGATGCCTCAATTCAGATGGTTTATGGGGTTATCCTAGGAGCCTTTGCGATTCACCGTACCACCACAGCCACCACCTCCATTGTTACCCAAAGTACCCAAGGAACGCCGGATGATACTGCCTCAAAATAAGGGACATTTATTTAATTCCTTGGAGTTTATGGGTGTAGTGAATCAAATGCCTACGATTGTATTTGGGACAAAGAGTGGGCTTACGTCATTTTGGCTATTCCCGACCCTAGCCACGCTGCACCAGATATTGAAAGAGCAAGAGAGCTTTCGTATCAACTAATGAAGCGGGATGAGCTTGAGGCACAGGCCGAAGCAGCCCTAGAACTCCAAAGACGCTACGCGGAAGAGAAGTTACTTTTCTACACCCCGTGTAGCGATAAGCACTTCGCGTTTCATAAGAGCCAAAAGCCGGTAAGGGCTATTTTTGGGGGGAACAGAAGCGGTAAGACGTTTGCAGGACTCATGGAGTTGTTATTCCATGCCTGCTTGAAGAAGCATCCGTACACCGGAAAGCCAAACCCGAGGAAGGGTCATTACCGCATCTTCACCACAAAGTTTAGTATTGCCGAAGAGTTGATTATCCCCTTATTGCAGGAGTGGGTGCCTAAGAAATGGTATAGGGGTGGGTCGTGGCGGGAAGCCTACGACTACAAGTATCACATCCTCTACGGCGCCGACGGGACGATCATTGACATTTTCACTTACGACCAGGATGTAGCCGCAACCGAGTCTGTCACCTTGGATGGTTGTTGGATGGATGAAGAAGCCCCGGAGCGAATGTATAGCTCCACAGTCTCACGCCTTATGTCAGCCCAAGGTTTCTTGATATTGACCGTGACTCCGCTGTACTCCATGTCATGGGCCTTAAAGATTTGGCGTAATGGGCAGACCCCAACGGTAGACGTTTTCAAATTGTCGATTCACGATAACAAGTATCTCCCAAAGGATTACGTGAATTCGATGATTGAACAATGGACCGAATCCGAAAGGGACGCTAGAGAACATGGAGACTTCCTTGAGTTTAAGGGATTGGTATACAAAGAACTCGATGACCATATTCACTACCTCAAAGACTGGAAAGAGCCCGATTACTTTTGTGCTGTGGTGTTTGCTCTGGACCCTCATCCCAGGAAGCCTAGTGTTGGGGTTTGGGCTATGCTTACTCAAGCGGAAACACTTATTGTCTTTGATGAAATTGAAGTGGCAGGAACGGCGAAAGAAATAGTCCGGGCCATAAAAGAAAGAGAAGCACAGCATAAGTATCCAACACAAATGCGGTTGATTGACCCTGCCGCAGACAAACAGATTTCGGGAATAGGACAACAGCTTACGACGTTAGGAGAATTAGAAAATGCCGGTATGGGATTTACTCTGGCGGATAATTCCGCAGCCGGATATGAAGTAGTCAGAGAATACCTTAGCTATGCCAAAGACAAACCCATAAGCGCGTTCAATCACCCTCGGCTGTATTTCACAGACCGGAATCCTAAGACATGGCAGTACATGAAAGAACTCTTATGGGACGATTACCGCTTTGGGACAGACATGAAAGACCCGAAAGAAAAAGTGAAGGACTACCACAAAGATTTTCCAGATTGTGTCAGGTACATTGTGGCGAATAGACCTACGGTAGGACAAGACAATATAGAGCCTGTAGATTTATCAGTTCAAGTGAATTACTAAGGGATAGCTAATGGACCAAGAAATCGAAATCAAGAACGTACAAAGTCTGCCGGAATACGCTTCCGAAGCAGAGCAAATTGAAAACCTTAGTGCCGAAAAGCTAGAGGACTTGGGAAAGAAAGCCAAGACTCGGTTGGATGAACTCAAGAGCCAACGACTATCCTCCCAGTACGAGATGGAAAGACAGAAAGATTTTGAGGCGTACCACATGATCCCGCCTCGAAAGCCCTTGCCTTATATTGGGTATCCGAATATGGCGTGCCCCCTTCCACGCATAGGTACGGATACATTCCACGCGAACGTGATGTTCACCTTCGGTGGTCAGGAGGGCCAATTCAATGTCCTCCCTGATTTCTTGTCCAGCTCCCATATGGATGTGGCTAAACGGGCAGCGCAGTACATGACTTATGTATTGAACTACGAAGCCGGACTCTATACGGCCTTAGACAAGGCTGATATGGATGCCAATAAGTATGAGAATGGCTACCTCAAGGCTCGCTATGTCATCCAAGAAGAATGGGTAACACGGATGGTGACGACTGAAAAAGTTGTCCCTTCCACAGACCCGGTTACGAAAGCCGTTACACGAAAAACGGTAACGACTAAGAAGAAAGAGAAAGTGAAGGTTAAGATTTTTGATGGTGTTAAGGTTGAAAGAATAAATCCGGCTAATTGTTATGCTTCACCTTTTATCGAGACTGTGCAAGAGGCTGTCAATAAAGATTATTTCTTTGAAGTGGAACATTATAACGTCCGGTTCTTGGAAGAACAGACAATAGCCCCGAAGGGCGAGAAGTCCTTTTTCAACAAAGCGGCTGTGGATAGAATTAAAGAGTCCCGGCGTAATAACATTGTCTCCCGCCTTGAACGAAACAAACAGCAATATGACGGCTACCAGGTCGATTTAGAAGTTAATCTCTCTCCGGTCGAATTGGCAGAGGCCCATTTTAGAACAGATATTGATGAGGATGGATTAGCTGAGAAAGTGGCCTTGGTCTTTGACACAGAGACAGGTATTCCAGTTCGCATTAGTTTTGCAAAGTGCAGAGTAGTGAAGATCACGCCTCGCCCTATTGACGGACGTTGGGATGGCGAGAGTATTCGTAAGGTAGCTAGTACCCTTGTCACCGAATGGGAAGCTATCCACAACCAGAGAGTAGCTAAGGGCCAATGGTCCAACCTTCCATTCTTCTTCTATAAATCCGGAGGAAGATTCAATCCCCAGGCGATTACGCTCATGCCGGGCAAAGGGTATCCACTAGATTCACCAGGAGATGTGAATTTCCCGCAGGTTCCTCCGCCCGACCCTTCCTACTTCAATGAAGAACAGTTGTTGATGAACTACTTTGATCGTGTATTGGCTTTGGGCGATGTGATTCAAGGTTTGCAGGGTAAGGCTGATGCTTCCGCTACAAACACCATTCAATCCTCGCAGCGTGCAGGTATACGCTTGTCGAACCCCATCAATCGTATTGGCATGGCTTTGCAAGAGCTTTTGGGACATATATGGGACTTAAACAAGCTATGTGCCCCCGAAGTGAAGGAATACAAAGTTGCTGGTGTGGGAGATGGTACGCCAATCTTCAACAAGATAAGCCGTACCGATTATGACACACAGGTTGGTTTCAAACTCCACATGGCGACGTTAGCCGACGTTCAACTGTTACGCGACACCGCGATGTTGAATTACCGGACGTTCATTACCAACCCAATGATTACGTCTAACCCGGATTCGTTCTATCAGCTCACAAAGCAGACGATGGATGCTTTGGGAGTGAAGGTTAAGATTCCGGCTCCTGAACAATCCAAGGCTCTCAGCGTCTTTGAAACTCTGGACTTGATTGAGCAAGGGGAACAAGTTGACCCGGTTGTAGGTATTGATCCCGATGAACATATGAAGGGCATTGATGCTTTCATGGAGTCAGAGGACTTCCAAGACTGGAACCAGGAACAACGGACGGCTTTGTACCTGTATTATGACAAGGTTCAAATCCTGAAGCAGACATTGCAATCTGCTAACCTCAATCAATCCGGTGTATACACCGGAGGTAATCCGGCGAATCCTCAGGCCGGACCTCAACCCACTCCTCCGACCATGACGGCCAATCGTAATCCGACACAGAAGTTTAACACTATGCGTGTCTCTAATAGCCCTCAATCTCAGAGACAGAATCTAGCTAACCCACAAGGACTACCAAGTGGCATTATTCAACCGCAATAAGTCATATTCCAAAGACTTGGCCGATATTTTGGCCGAAGTTAGCAATAGGGAAGAATTGTTAGGAATGAAGGCTCCTGTTATCCCAACACCGGAAGGTATCAAGGTTGATGCTTCAAAGATTCTGAAATACACCAGTTCCAATGGCTATAAGAAGTTTGCAGAAGAAGCATGGGCCAGGATTATTAGTGGCCTTGACAAATTACTTGACGAAAAGTGTACGAACGAAACACGGCAGTACCATTGTGGCGCAGTACGAGCCACATTAGATTTGCTCCGCTTATCCTATCAAGCACAGTATGTCGTAGAAAATTGGGAAAAAGAAGAGCAACCCGCTTCCCTACAGCCAAGAAGTAAGTAGGGCATTTCGTGCGACCTAGAGCACGTAAAAACAAAAAGGAGTCACATGGACCAACCAAACGGAAGTACCCAAACCGCATCAGTAAGCAATCCTCCGGCGGCAGCGGAGCCGACACCTGCCGAATTGAAAGCGAAAATTGCGGAATTGGAAAAACAAAGTGAAGGACGTTTACGAGACTTACAAAGCGAGAGAGCCAAAAGACAGGAGTATGAAGCCAAGCTGAATCAGCCTCCGGCCTCGTCCCCCGCACCCCAACAGGACGTTACACAGGATGAATTAGGCAAGGTCATTAATCCTTACATTGAAGCTAGAGTCAAACCGCTGCAAGAGAAGCTAAAAGTTGCTGAGAGTATTGCTAACCAAACCTTATCAGATAAGGCCTTAGATTATCTAGCCGCTAAAACCGGCAAGACGAAAGAGGCTGTTGTGAATGATAAAGACTTGGATGCAAAAATGTCAGCCGTCATTAAGCGTTACGGATTAACTGGTAATGTCTACGACTTAGCTCAGAAAGCATGGGAGATTGTTGAATTGGAAAACTTAAAGGCCCAAGACGCAGAACGACGTAGAGCCGCAGAAGCATCCGGCAGTTCGTCTATTCCTAGTGGTACTCATGTACCAGAGCGTGTTGGTTCCAAAGAGTTTGACGAGGAAGCCTGGTCTGCTATGCCTTTGCATGAGTATGAACAACTAGCCTCAAAGGGATCATTTCACCAGAGCAAGGATGGAAAGATCGTCTTTACGCCTCACTCGAAGTAAATCGAATAAATAATAGTCCTTCATAATTCACTCATAGAGGAAAATTATGAAGAAAGTATATCTAACCGCCCTCTTATCGGTGGGTTTGAGTATTTCTGCTTTTGCAGTTCAGCGTGTTCCGTTGGATTCTAAAGGCAATTCACTCGACTATCGTTATGCGGGTGTGTCAACGTGTGTCATTGGTAACTCCACTGGAACCAATGCTGTTCTTTGTGCAACAGGCGCAGGAATTATTCTTGATGTGTTCCCTTCCACAACGTCTACGGAGTCTATTGTGTTCCGTGATAGTGCGACGGCGAATACTTCATCCACAATCCTTGGTGCGGTTGCTCAAGCATCTGTTTCAGGAAGTCACATCTATCCTCGGTTTAAAAATGGTCTGTCCGTTAATTCTGCCTCCACTATTGCTGGTGGAACGTATTGGACCGTCATTTATAGCCAGGACATTAAATAAGGGAGACTACTAATATGGCACTAGGTTCTGCTGGTTTAACGGGAACAGGTGGTTCCCTTGCAAATTACGTACCCACCATTTGGACCAAACGCGCTCAGTTGGCGTTTGAGAAAAACCTTGTTGCGAAACAGTATTCGTTTGATTTGACGGATATGCTTTCGGCTCAAGGTGGCGACACCCTCAAAGTACCGAAGCTCGCTAACCGTTCCGCGACGACTCGAACCGTCACCACGCTCTCCCAGGTTACCCCTGCCGGAGCTACTGAAGATGTGTTCTCGATGAACGTCCAAACCTGGGTCATTGATCCAGAAGCGGTGAGCTTTGCGCTTCCGGCGCAGACTAAGTTGTTCTTGTTGACGAATCTCGAACACAAGATGACCGAATCTGTTATGCGGAAGTTTGATACGGACTTGCTCGCTAATTATTCGTCCCTCACCACTACGGCGCAGGGAACGGATGACGGTGCGACGGCTGCTTCTCCTGATGATATCTTCACCGGACTACAGCAGTTGGATTCTAACAATGTCCCCAAAGGCGAAAGAGCTATTATCCTCGGCCCTAAAACCTTCTGGCGGTTCGTTAAGAATAACACCATCACTTCACGCGATTGGACGGGAAATCAAGCGAAAGAATCAGGCGACATCCCCAAGCTGGCGGGTGTTCCTGTTTATATGTCGCAGAACGTTCCGACAACCGCCAATGGTTCAGAAGTCAACTTGGTCCTTCACAAAGAGGCTTTCGCTTATGCGATTGCTCAACCGATCAAGATTGAAATGGATCATGAAGTGAGCTGGCTGCAAGACGTTTATGTTTCCAACATGGTTTATGGAGTTGGGTGCTACCGCACCGATTCTGGCTGTGTGATTTACGGAAGCTAAATAACCTTCTTGTGGTTGTGGGGGAAAAGGGCCTCGATAAAGCTCCAAGTACCCCACAGCCCAAGGGAAAAATGAAAGATACAACTGAACTCATCATCGCAACATTAGCCATGGCTTTAATCTTAGCCTTGGCTGATATTGCCTATATGAAACGTGATGCAGACACTATCCACATGAACGGATCAACATATCTGTTTGTTGGTTTGACTGACATAGTAAATCCGGCTGATGGAAAACATCTCTACCAGCCACTCTATCAAAAGGTGAAATAAATGAAAAAATTAATAGCCACAACCTTAGCTCTGACTTGCTCAGGGTTTGTTTGGGCGGTTGAGCCAGCGACGGATAACGTCAGCTCATTCACGAAAACCAATGACTCGGGAGCTTGTATTGTCATCTCGACCGGACCTGGTGGAAGCCCTGTTGTTACTCCCCGCTACTTAGATAAAGTGATTGTTGGTGGAGCGTCAGGAACAGGGAGCAACATCGTACTCTACAACTCCACTTTCACAACGACACCTATTATCTCTAGTATTTCATTGAATACAGTGTTTGTGTATGACTTTGGGAATACCAAGATTAAAGGTATTTGCTATACCACGCAGGGAAATACTGCCGGAGTCACAATCATCTACAAAAAATAATCTGTCGTAAAAGGTACTTCTATGATGACATTTACGCAGATCGTTACCCGAGTGGCAAATCGTTTGAATAAGAATGTCAACGATACCACTGTTACGGCCCGCATTAAAAATGAAATAAATGACGCTTGCCAGGAGAAATGGCACAGCTACGCTTGGTCTTTCCGCTGGCGGGAATACCCACTTGTTCTTTCACCTCAAGTGACGGGTTCTACGCTTACGGCTACCAACGGCTCTCAGGCTGTTACCGCTTCTGATACGCCATTTCTTTCTGCCCATCTCGGCCAATGGCTTAGGTTCACAGGGGATAGTACTCAAGCCTGGTATCGGATTATCGCTGTTACCAGTTCTTCCGCTGTAACTGTGGAACCTGCCTATCAGGGAACTACAGGCGGGACGAAAGCCTATCAACTCTGTCCTACTGATTATGACCTGCCTATGGACCTCACCGACCTGGGTAGAGTGAAAATTACCATAGATGCAAGACCCTTGGAAATCCAACACCAGCTAATGCAGGATGGTTACTTCCAACCGCCCTTATCCGCTGGCATACCCTATGGAGCATCACTTTATACCCAAGATTGGACCAAAACTACGTATAGCTCTGGAACCATTGCAGGAACCTCTGGCACAAATACGTTGACAGGTACTAGCACCTCTTGGTTGTCCAACCTGTTACCAGGAGATGAGATATCCGGCATTACCGGAGACGCTAATACCTACAGGGTCCAAAGTATTCAGAGTGACACTTCATTAACTCTTTACAATTTCCTTACTACTTCACCCTCAGGAGCTTCCTACACGGCTACTCGGCAGTTCCAGGCTATTGTTCGTTTCCAGCCCTGCCCTGATAAAGCCTATGTCTGCTTTGCTAAAGGCCTTAGACGTTATAACCCGCTAGTGAATGATTCCGATGTAAATGAACTGATTATGCGTTATCCGTTTGCGGTGATTGAATCTACGGTCTGGCGCGAGGCTTCCAGTTCCCCCGATCAACGTGAAGATTCACTTTATATGAAATCTGAAAAGATGTGGCAAGAGGCTATGGCCCAGGACACAGAGATTCTCCCACAGACTAATTATCAACCTATCTATGACGCAAGACTAGGATACCGCTAATGGCAGAAGTAGCCGGACCCATTACAGATTATTACAACTG